AATCAAAAAGGACATCGCAACAGGGGCTCTCTCACCCTATAAACTTGAACAGGCAAAGGAATATATGGAAGAATCAGAGAAAGCCATCTTGAAAATCACATCTTCTTTTCTGGGGTGTGGGTTTGATGATTTTGTATTTCTTCCTGAGGAATCAAGTGAATACAAGCTGATGTTTTCAGGAATCTTTGCCCTTGTTGACACAACAGAATTTGCTGAAGTTCCGTTGACCCACATACACTTCAAAGTCAAAGTTGTGCCTCATTTTACAGGGGTTTTTGACCTTACCATAATCAGAGGGAAAGGCTGGACAGATCCAATCGAAAAAGCCTATGGACTTGAAAATTATATTGGCCATTCGCTAAGTTATTTCTTCTAAAAAAAAACACAATATAAGGAGGACAAAAAGCCATGAGTTATAACAACGTGGAGCTGTCTGTAAAGAGATTTTCAATCACTTCCCGAATAGCCAAAAGCAAAAATATTCCAACCTCTTTTGAGGGCATAATTGTAAGGGAAACCCCAAAAGCTGTATATATCATCGGCAAAGGTGTTGCTGCACCAGAAGGTGTCTGTGCTGCGTGTGGCAGAACTTTGACACACCCTGGCTCTATCCTTATTGGTATTGGGCCAGAATGTTTAGGTGATTGGACCACAAGAGATTATGTGTTGGACACCCTCACCCCAGAGGACATCGAAAGGTTAAAGAGCTTAGTCACAGAAAAGGTTATTGACAGCTGGATCCCAAAGTATTGCATTAAGAGTGAAATAGACACAGGCAAGAAAGACTTCTGCCCAACTGACCATAAGCTGACTCCAATTAGCGGTAAAAACCCTGATTCTGTCAAGAATATTGTTGGGCTTATGGATGATGGATTCTTGAAGATTGAATTTTTGTATAATGCAGAGTTGCTGGGAAAGGTCAAAAGCCTGAGAGATAGACGGTGGATGCCAGCAAAAAGATATTGGACTGCACCTGCTAATGTAAAAAACTTGGAAGCCCTTCAAAGTTGGGGGTTTATTCTTGATGAGAAGTGCTTGACTTTTATGAAAGCGGGAGTGAAAACTGTAGAGGACATGCCTGCATTCAAATCCACAGTTTTAAACGGCAAATTGATGCCATTTCAGGAACAGGGTGTATCCTTCTTGGTACACAGAAAGGGCAAGGCTATAATTGGCGATGAAATGGGTCTAGGCAAGACAATTCAGGCTCTTGGATATATTCAGCTTACCCCAGAAAGACCTGCCATAATTGTTGTGCCAGCTTCCCTAAAATTGAATTGGAAGAAGGAAGCAGAAAAATGGATCCCAAATTGCAAAATTGAAATCCTATCTGGAAAAAAGGTCTACAATTTCAAAAGCAGAGATATTATCATAATCAACTATGATATCCTGTCTGCGTGGGCAGACACACTTAGAAAGTTAGAGCCAAAAATTCTGGTACTTGATGAGTGCCATCTGTTTAAATCAAATGGAGCTCAGCGCACGAAAGCGGTCAAGTTGTTGGCCAAGGGTATTCCTCACGTGATACCTATGAGCGGTACACCAGCCATAAACAGGCCAATAGAGCTTTTTAATGCCATACACATCGTTGAGCCATCTTTGTTTCCAAACTATTTTGACTTTGGAAAAAGGTACTGCAAAGGTCATTTTGATGGCTATGGTTGGAATTTTAATGGTGTAAGCAACGTAGAGGAATTATATGAAAGCCTTAAGACTGTGATGGTGAGAAGAAAAAAGTGTGATGTGCTGAAAGACCTCCCAGACAAGACAAGGTCGTTCATACCCCTTACAATGAGCAATAGCAAGGAATATAGCAAGGCTTGTGATGAATTTCTTGCTTGGGTTAAAGAGACTAAGGGAGAAAAAGCAGCAAACAAGGCAAGCTCTGCCGAAACCCTAACAAGAATATCTGCCTTGAGACAGCTTTCTGTAAAAGGGGCTCTTGATGGATCCACAGAATGGATAAAGAACTTCTTGGAAGGTTCTGATGAAAAGCTTGTTGTGTTTGCTATCCACAGGGAAATCATAGACAAGCTTATGGAAGAGTTCAAGGGTGTTGCTGTTAAGATTGATGGTAGCACACCTATGAATAATCGTCAGGCAAATGTGGATTCCTTCCAAAATGACCCAAAAGTAAGGCTATTTGTCGGCAATATAAAAGCAGCTGGCGTTGGTATAACACTAACTGCAGCATCAAATGTTGCGTTCTTAGAACTTCCGTGGACACCTGGAGAACTTGATCAGGCTGAAGACCGTTGCCACAGAATAGGACAGAAAAATGCAGTCAATATCTGGTATCTGTTAGCTGAACATTCTATTGAGGAAGATTTGGCAAAAACTATTGATGGCAAACGGAAGGTTCTTGATGCAGTTCTTGACGGTAAAGAAAACACACAGGAAGGCATGTTATCTTTTCTAATTGATAACTTATCCCAATAAAATAAAGATAGCATGTTCCTGTGGCTAGAAATTGCTGCAAAACAAAAATATGAGGGTATAAGAACCCCCAAAAATAGAAAGGTCGGATATCAAATGATGTTTTCAGAGGAAGAAAAACAAGCCTTGGCAATTAAACACACAAATCAACTCCACAAGCTGGCATGGTCATTCAATCGTACCACAGGCATACCTGAAGAAGAGCTGTTTTCTGAAGCATGTGTAAGCCTGGTGGAAGCCTTTGATAAGTATGTAGAAGACAAGGCTTGTTTTTCTACCTTTTTACAGAAGCTAGTCAGCAGAAGGCTGATTGATTACTGTCATAGTCAGCAAAAGCATCATGATGCTCTCTCTGGGAAGGACATAGACCTATTGGCAGAGGATGAAAATTATACCAGTAAGCCTTTTGAAAATGATTTTATGGAGCTGTACAAAAGCCTAAGTTCCAATGCTTTGGAAGTGTGTAAGCTAATCTATTCAAAGCCAGAAGTATTTTTGGATGGCGTACCGCCAAAGACCGCACGTGGAAGGTTGAATAAATATCTACGGGAGCTTGGGTGGAAATATCAAGACATTTGGGATGCTACGGCAGAAATAAAAAATATTGTTAATTCAAGATAAACCCCTTGGAAGGTTTTTCCAGTTTTTTAGGGCAAACCCTTTTGGAAGGTTTTTCCATAAAAATACTCTCCAAAAGGGTTTTAGGTTTTATGGGTTAGGTTTTATGGGTTTTAAAAAAAAAATGCGGTTTTATGTTTTTTCTTTTTTATGATAAATATCTTTTATCTTTTATATCTTTTATTATTATTAGCAGTTCTGTTTTTCAGAGTTCTGTAAAACAGAACCTGGAATATTATCAGTCATACCAGTACATAAAAATACTTTTTTTTTTTTTCATTGCTGGTATGACACAATGCAGTTTTTTAATTCCAGGTTCTGTTAAACAGAACTCTGTCGCAGTAAACAGGTAAAGTGGAACATTTTGGATATTGTTGGTATCACACAACTTTTATTACCCAAGAAAAACCCATTTTTATTGTCTTGAAAATGAAAATGAAAAAAATAGCGTATCCGATAGGTAAAAAAAACAAAAAAAATAGTATCTTTTTTTAGTGTGTTTTTTTTATTTATTTTTGATTAAAAAGGAGATGGATTTATGGCTAATAACAAGCGAAGAAATGTGGACATGGTAAAGCTTTTTGACTTTTATAGGATTGAATATAAAACAGAAGGGCACAAGCATTGTAGACCTGGATGGATAAACACAGTATGCCCTTGCTGTGAAGGGACAGCAGGTTACCATCTTGGGTATAACCTTGCTGAAGAATATTTTGTTTGCTGGAGATGCGGGTACAAACCTTTTTGGAAGATACTTTCCAAGCTTCTCCGTATAAAAGAGGAGGAGTTGGGGGCTGTACTTAAGGCATTTAAAGGCAGTTCAACACAAGCTCTTCCAGTTGTGTCCACCTTGAATATCAAAGATCATAAATTACCATCTTCTACAAGTGAGATGGCCAAAAGACATCTTGATTACTTGGTAAGTAGAGGATTTAATCCACGAGAGCTTCGTGATGCTTGGCACCTCATGGGTACAGGTCCAATAAGCATGTTGGATGGGGTGGTATATGCCAACAGGATTCTTGCCCCTATTTTTTGGGAAGGCAAGCAAGTATCTTTTCAAACAAGAGATATTTCTGGAAGAGCAGAACTCCGTTATATAGCCTGTCCAGAGGAAAGGGAGATAATAAAACACAAGCACATTTTGTATAGATTGCCAGATCCACCTTTTGTAAGCGGAAAAAGGCTTGGAATTATTGTAGAAGGGATTGCTGATGCTTGGAGAATAGGTAGATATGCTGCTGCTACTTTTGGAGCAAAATATACCCCTGAACAGGTACTTCAAATATCAAAGCTTTTTGATGTTGTTGTTGTGGTATATGATAGTGATTTCGCAGGAAGAACTCAAGGAGATAAACTTGTAGCAGAATTAAGATTTGCAGGAATAGATGCGAGAAGGGAAGAGGTAGCAGAAGATCCAGGAAGCCTTACAGAAGCACAAGCTAGAGATTTTGTGGGCGATATAATTAGACGGTATGTCCATAATTAATTTACTTTTTCGCAAGGTAAGAGTATAATAATAAAGTTCGGGCACGAGGTTGCAAACTCGTTTGAGCTTGGCAGTTCTTTTAAAAGTTAATGGGTCTTTCTTCCTTTCAACCCTCTCACCTTTTAAATACTGCCAAGCAAGTCCAGAACCTTACTGAGAAAATTGGACAAGGGAGGTGTAGGCCATGGAATGTGCTTCTGTTAGAAAACCCAAAGATTTCAAAAATATAGCAGTCAAAGGTCTTTTTGTCAAGATTCCTCTTTCCTTGGTCAGAGACACCACCCTTAGTCTTGAATCCTTATCTTTCTTCCTGAAATTCATGTCTAATTATGATGGATGGAAAACTAAAATAAAAAACACTAAAAAAAGATATGTTTCTTCTGTTTGTGTTGCTGAACTTAAGCAAGCTGGATATTTGACTGCCATAAATTTGTCAAAAAACGGAAGAAGAAAAGATATAATTTATGTTGGAACCTATAATCCGTGGAACTTTAATTTTAAAGAGGTGATTAGCTATTACAAAGGTGAAGGGGTGTGTTTAACGATGCAAAAGGAAACAGTCAAGGAAATTCTTAGCCACATAGCAGAGGTTTTGGCAGAGGAGAATCCCAACGCAAGAATAGATATACCAGAGATAAACATATCCACAGAATCAGGATTGTCCTTTAAGCTACAAGACGTGATTTTTATGATAGGGGATATAACGAACCAGGCAACAAAAGTATATCCTATTCCTGCCAATCCTAGTGTGCTTAAACGAACAATTAAACCTGCTAAAGAGAAGTCAGAGAAGGATATACAAAAGGAGAAGAACAAAGCAGTTAGTTTACAGCTAGCAGAAAGGCTGGCAGATATAATTCTTTCCAAAACAGGGGTCAAAACGCCAAGGAATAAAATCAAAACATGGGTTGCCCCTATTAATTATTTGGTGACAGAAGAGCTACAGGGCAACTCCCTTTTGGTCAAAAAGGTTTTGTCTTGGTATGAAAAACAGGATCCAAAAGCAGAATTTGCCTTTGTTGTTGAATCGGGAGCTGCTTTGAAAAATAAATTTATCAGAATGAAAACAGCAATGGAAAGAAAACCAGCAAAAGGTTTTGTAGCACACACCAATGGAAGCAAGGGCAGTAGCCTTGATAGGGCAGACAAACCTGACTATTCGGGAGGCATGGTGGATATATCTAAGAAGGGGGAATTTTGATGGTGGAAGCTATTAAGTTTGATGAAACAAAACCACGTATGGATTTAATACCAGCAAAACCTATATTTGCTTTGGCAAGGGTTCTAACTTTTGGGGCTATAAAGTATGGTGACCGCAATTGGGAAGTGGGCATGATGTGGGGTAGGCTTTTTGCTGCTGCACTAAGACACCTTTGGGCTTGGTGGGGTGGAGAATCCAAAGATCCAGAAACAGGAGAATCTCATCTTGCTCACGCTTTGTGCTGCATAGTATTCCTGATGGAATACGAAGAAACCCATCCAGGATTTGATGATAGACCTTTTCTGTCCAACTTACCACAGAATAGTGAGATTAAATGATGAGAGGGGACATGATTCGTTGCCCTGTTTGTGGAGCAGATTATCCAGAGGATAGGCAAGACTGTCCAAGATGTTACAGGCAGAGGCTCTGGGATTCCGCTTACAAAAAAGACCTTATAAAGACTAAGTGTTCCCCAAGAATTGCTGTGGATGTCAATAATAATTATCCTGATACTTTGGAGAATGCTAGTGTTGTAGCTCTAAAGATACAGGAGAATAAGTCAAAAGGCGTTGGGGCTTTCCTTTGTGGTCCAGTTGGATCAGGCAAGACAGTTACAGCTTTTTACATCATGATGGAATTGGCAAGGCTTGATTATGTCAATAATAACATTCTTTTTCACGGAAATGAACTTGTTTTTGCTACCATGAATGACATCTTGATGGCAATAAGGAACAGCTTTTCTCCAACAGCGGAAGTCAAGGAAAAAGATGTGGTAAGTCTTTATTCTGATGCTAAAGTTCTTCTTGTTGATGACTTTGGGTTGGATAAGGTGACAGACTGGTCATTTCAGATGATTTATGCTATAATTAATCACCGTTATGAAAACCTTCTGCCGACCATATTCACATCCAATTTGACCTTGGAGGAAATAGCAGAGAAGCTTTGTGATGATAGGATTCCATCAAGGGTATTTGCTATGACGAAAGGGAGCCAGTACCACCTTAAAGGTCTGGACAAGAGGATAAACAAAAATGGCTGAGGAATTTATTGAGCGGAGAATAATAACAGGGCTTATTGTAAGTGATAGGTTTGCTACAGAGATAGAGCCTGTGCTTACAATTCAGGACTTAGCATCTGTGACCGCCAGAAGAATTGCGGGCTGGTGCTTGGAATACACAAAGAAGTATCACAAAGCACCAAACAAGGATATAGAAGGGATATTTGAGGAACAAAAGGCTCTAGGCTTGCCAAAAGACCAAGAAGAATATATTGGAGGCATTCTGTCAGGCTTATCAGAGGAATATGAGCGTGAACAATTCAATAGCGATTATCTTTTGGATCAGACAAAGTCTTATCTGAAGAGGAGAAGGCTTTTAGCCTTATCAGAATCAATAAAACATTCCGCTGATAGTAAAGACTTGGAAGAGGCAGAAGAAGCTATATCAGGGTATTTATCTCACAAAGTTACAGATTCTGAATCAAAGACCGTAGATCCATTCAGCTCTCCTGACCTTATAAGGAAAGCATTCACTTACAGCTCAGAGCCTATAGTTGTTTTTCCCAAGGCTCTAGGTAAGTTTTGGAATAGCCAAATGACAAGGGATTCTCTTATATCTTTGGTTGGGCCAGAGAAAAGAGGAAAGACTTTTATGCTCATGGAAATAGCTATGACTGCTATGGCTTCTGGCTGTAATGTAGCTTTTTTCCAAGCAGGAGATATGACGGAAGCTCAACAGCTGAGAAGAATGGGCATATATTTAACAAGAAGAAGTGATAAGGAAAAATATTGTGAAGAGCGATATATGCCTGTTGTGGATTGCTGGCTCAACCAGACAGACGATTGCCATCAGTCCTGTAGGGAGTGCTCTTGCGGTCTATTCCCTCAAAACACAAAGCAAGAAGATGTAACTTATGAAGACCTTGTTAAAGCCATTGAGCTTAACAAGGGTTATAAGGCTTGTAGGAATTGTGAATTTATGTATGTTGCAGAGAAAGGGGCTGTGGCTCTTGAAAAAGTACCTGCTGTGAAAGTTTTGACTTGGAAGGATGCAGAGAAGAAGATGGCAAAATGGCAGAGTAGGAGTAAAGGCAGGTTCAAGTTAAGCACCTATCCGAATGATACCCTTACTGTTGGAGAAATTTGGAGCTTGCTAGATGGGTGGGAGAGATCAGAAGGTTTTGTTTGTGATGTTGTTGTTGTGGACTATGCAGATATTTTGGCACCAGAATCAGGGATGTCCAAACAAGATTTTAGACAACAAACGAATAAGACTTGGCAGAAGCTAAGAAGGCTGTCTCAGGAAAAGCACTGTCTTGTTGTAACAGCCACACAGGCAGCATCAACATCTTATACTAAGACAACTATAACCTTAAAAGACTTTAGTGAGGATAAACGCAAGTATTCCCATGTTACAGCAATGTACAGCCTCAACCAGACCCCACAAGAGAAAAAGCTTGGTATAATGAGGCTTGGAGAGATGGTTGTCCGAGATGATGAATTCAGCGCAAATCATCAAGTTAAAATTCTTCAGTGCCTCCAACGAGGTAGACCTGTTGTTGGAAGTTTTTAAAAGAAATATTAAAATTTATTTTAGCGAAACACCAACAGCCATGTATAATATAATAGAAGACAGAAGCAGCAATAAACAAAATCGAAATCTAGGAGGAATTTAATATGTTGAAATTCAAATTTAAGCGTAGCGAACTTTCACAGACAGCAAAGGAACTTAACAAGGTGTTGGGTATTGTACCTGCTATTGACACAAGCTCCACCCTTGGGGTGCTTGAGGATTTGGTGATTGAGGCTGTTAAGCTTATAGAGCCGAAAGATGAGTTCACCGAACCCACCAGGGTTATCATCGCCACAGTAATAGATTATTTGAACAGCATTGAAGTTGCTG